TTCTTCAGAAGGTGAAGGTGAAAACACTGTTAGATATTTAATTTCTTGGAACGACACAAAATATCAAGCTGATAACTCAAAAGGTTGGGAAGCAACTAAATCAAACGACGAAGCGGAAACACCCACAGTCTACGACTGGAACGGCACAGCTTGGGTGTCCGAATAGGAGACTCATATGGCCAGAAGTAATGGCGGAATAATCGGTGTAAGTAACAAAGCTTCTTTCGGGAAGTGCACGGTTACAACTAAAACATCTTCAGGAACTATAACTACACAACCAGGAACTACAGTTGTACAAGCTTTAATTGTAGCTGGTGGTGGAGGATCAGGAGCACCTCAAGGATCAGGTGGTGGTGGTGCAGGTGGTTTCCAATGTGTAGCAGCCATTTCTGTTGATGGTAACTCACCATATCCAATTACAGTTGGAGCTGGTGGTTCAGGTTCATCTTGTGGTGGTTCTCCAGGAATAGCAGGAACAGGTGGAAATTCAGTTTTTGCTGGTAATACAACTGTTACATCTTGCGGAGGTGGTGGCTCTGGTAGAGGTGGTGATGGTGCAGTCGGTGGTCCAGGTGGATCTGGTGGTGGCGGCGGTGGTCGTAATGCAAGAGCCGGAGGAAATGGTGTAGCAGGTCAAGGAAATAATGGTGGTAACGCAAGTACACCTCCTGGTCCTACTGATTCAGATACAGGTGGCGGAGGTGGTGGTGCATCAGCAGTTGGTGCTAATGGTTCACCTAGTGGTCCGGGCGGTAATGGTGGAGCAGGTTCACCAAGTACAATAACAGGTTCAGATGTTACATACGCTGGTGGTGGCGGTGGTGGTTCTCAAGTTGGTAGTGGTGGTTCAGCAGGTGCTGGCGGTGGTGGAGCAGGAAACTCTGCTGATGGATGTGCAAACACAGGTGGTGGAGCAGGAGGTGTTGCAACAAGTCCATCTTCAGGTCGTAATGGTGGTTCAGGAATTGTAGTAGTAAAAGAATTAAGTAAAGCAAGTGGTGTGTGGTCAATGCAAAGTCAATTTAGTGCCAAGTCTCAAGGATCATGGCCAAGATTTATAGCAAGTTATTCAATAGATTATTTAGTGGTTGCCGGTGGTGGTGGTGGTGGAAATGCATCAGGATCTGGTGGTGGTGGAGGTGGAGCTGGAGGTTATCGTGCATCAGGTTATGGTCCATCCCCATTAAGAGGTGATACATTAACTTTAGAAGAAGGAAATTATGCTATTACAGTTGGAGCTGGTGGTGCTACAGGTGCTCCAGCCGCAAGAGGTTCAAATTCAGTATTTTCAGGAATAACATCTACTGGTGGTGGAGGTGGTTTTTATTGTAATGCTGGACCATTACAACCAGGTGGTTCTGGTGGTGGAGTAGCTTATGCTTCTCCTACAGCTGGTGGTGTTGGTAACACACCTCCAACAACTCCTCCTCAAGGTAATCCAGCAGGAGCTGCACCAAGAACTCCTTCTGATTATGCAGGATCTGGTGGTGGTGGAGCAACTGCAGCAGGTGGAGCAGGTAGTACTAATCCTGCAGGACCAGGTGGAGCCGGAGCACCTAATACAATTTTAGGACCAGACACATCCTACGCTGGTGGTGGTGGAGGTGGTGGTGGGTCTAATGGACCTGCTACGTGTGGTGGATCTGGTGGAGCTGGTGGTGGTGGTGCTGGTAAAGCTCATGCTAGTGGTGCCGCAGGAGATGCAGGAACAGCTAATACCGGCGGTGGCGGTGGTGGAGGAGGATCAAATCCTCCAGGAGTCGCTGGACCAGGTGGTTTAGGAGGTTCAGGTATAGTTATTGTTAGAGGACCAAGTGCAGTTACATTTAGTGCAGACCCAGGTCCGTCTGCTACAATTTCAACTCACCCTGGTGGAGACAAGCTAGCTAAGTTTACAGCTTCTGGTACATTGACAATAGCATAGATATTGTTATATTAAGTTCATAAAGACATATGAACCTAACAAATTATTATTGGTACTTTCAATCAGTAGTTCCTCACAGAATTTGTGATGACATCGTAAAATATGGTCATCAAATGCAAGAACAAATGGCAGTCACTGGTGGTTATAGTGATAAAAAATTAAATCAAAAACAAATTAAAGATTTAAAAAAGAAAAGAGATTCTAATATTGTTTGGATAAATGACAGATGGGTTTATAAAGAAATACAACCTTATGTGCATCAAGCAAATGCGAGTGCTGGTTGGAATTTTAATTGGGATTTTTCTGAGTCTTGTCAATTTACAAAATATAAAAAAGGCCAGTATTATGATTGGCATTGTGATAGTTGGGATCAACCTTATCAAAGAGAAGCTAATGATCCATCACATGGTAAAATTAGAAAACTATCTGTAACAGTTACATTATCAGATCCTAAAGACTATAAAGGTGGTGAATTAGAATTTGATTTTAGAAACATGGATCCAGATAAAAAACGTAATGTTCATAAATGTACAGAAATATTACCTAAAGGATCTTTAGTTGTATTTCCTTCATTTGTATGGCATAGAGTATGTCCTGTTAAAAGTGGAGAAAGAAACAGTTTAGTAATATGGAACTTAGGATATCCATTTCAATAAAGGAGAAATATGAAAAAGAAAAAAACTAAAGCTAGAAAACAAAAAGTAGTTGATTATCCAAAACAATTACAATTAGAAGAATTTTTTAAATGTCCTATTTGGTTTGCAGATGAACCTAAGTTTGTAGATAGTTTAAACAAAGCATCGGATAAATATATTGAAGCATCAAAAAAACTATTGAAACCGGATATTGATAAACGTAATAAAAAATTTGGTGATAAAGGTGACATGGGTCATGTATTCCATTCAACATCATTAATAGGTGATCCTAATTTTAAACAATTACAAGATTATATAGGTGCAACAGCACACAACTTATTAGGTGAAATGGGTTTTGATATGTCTGGTCATCAAATGTTTACTACAGAATTATGGGTACAAGAGTTTGCTAAAAAAGGTGGTGGACACCACACATTGCATACACATTGGAATGGTCACATATCAGGTTTTTATTTTTTAAAAGCAGATGAGACTACATCATTACCTATGTTTGAAGATCCAAGACCAGGTAATGTTATGAATCTGTTACCAGAAAAAGATAAAACAAAAGTGACTTACGCGTCATCACAAATTAATTACAAAGTTAAACCGGGTAGAATGATGTTTTTTCCATCTTATCTACCTCATCAGTACATTGTTGATATGGGTTATAATCCATTTAGATTTATACATTGGAACTGCCAAGCAATACCAAAAGGAGTGTTAAATGTCGTTTAAAAAAAATAAATACACAGTATTAAAACAAGCTATTTCACCAGAGCTAGCAGAGTTTATTTATAAATATTTTTTAAATAAAAGAGACGTTGCAAGATTTTTATTTGATCAAAAATATATATCTCCATTTACAACATACTTTGGCATATGGCATGATTCACAAGTGCCAAATACTTATTCACATTATAGTGACATTGCAATGGAAACATTATTAATGGAAGTAAAACCTGTTATGGAAAAACATACTGGTATTAAATTAAGTCCTACATATTCCTATTCAAGAATATATAAACAAGGTGATGTACTAGCTAGACATAAAGATAGATACTCATGTGAAATATCTACAACATTAAATTTAGGCGGTGACCCATGGCCAATATACTTAGACCCAACAGGTAAAGAAGGTCAAGCTGGTATTAAAATAGATCTTAAACCAGGTGACATGTTAATATATTCTGGTTGTGATCTTGAACATTGGCGAGAAGAATTTAAAGGTAAAGATTGTGGTCAAGTATTTTTACATTATAACAAAGCTAATTCTAAAACAGCTAAAGAAAATTATTTAGATAAAAGACCTTTCTTAGGATTACCATCTTGGTTTAAAGGCGTTAAGTTGACAAAATTAAAAAAATAGTCTATACATTAGGCTTGCAGGGGGATGATCCACCACTGATTCCCTCTGCTTTAAATCTATTGAAATCACCAATAATCTGCTATAACAACTATAAAACAGGTTTTTTATATGTTACAAAAATTAGGATTTGCACCGGGATTTAATAAACAAGTCACAGAGACCGGGGCCGAGGGACAATGGTTTGATGGTGACAATGTTAGATTTAGATACGGCACTCCAGAAAAAATAGGTGGCTGGCAACAGTTAGGAGAAGATAAACTTACTGGTGCAGCAAGAGCTATTCATCATTGGGACGACAATGCTGGTATTAAATATGCAGCTATAGGAACTAATAGAATTTTATATGCGTACTCTGGAGGTATATATTATGACATACATCCTATTCGAGTAACATTAACAAGTGCTAATTTTACAAGCACATTAAATGAAAGCGTAATTACTATTACTTGTACCGGTGCGCATGGATTAGGAGAAAAAGATATTGTACTTCTTGACAGTGTAACAAGTATTCCTGCATCATCAAGTTTTACTGCTTCTGATTTTGAAGACAAAAAATTTATGGTAACTGCCATACCTACAACTACAACTTTTACTATTACAATGACTGCTGATGAAACAGGAACACCTATGAGCACGGCAGGATCTACGTCTGTATTATGTTATTATAGCGTAGGGCCCGCACAACAACTTGGAGGTTTTGGTTGGGGTACAGGTCTATATGGCGGAACAGCTTTAGGAGCAGCTACAACTACATTGTCAACTGCTATAACAGATACCGTTACTACGACTATTGTATTAGCAAACACGGCAGCTTTTCCATCATCAGGAGAAATTAGAATTGGTACAGAAGATATAAGTTTTACAAGTAACAATACCTCTACAAATACTTTAAGCGGAGGAGCAAGAGGAGTTAACGGAACAACAAAAGCAACACATAGTGGTGGAGCAAGTGTTTTAAACATATCAGATTATGTTGCATGGGGTGACCCGTCTAACGCTGACTTTACAATTGATCCTGGAATGTGGGTATTAGATAACTATGGAACAAAATTAATTGCACTTATTTATAATGGTCAATGTTTTGAATGGGATGCTTCTGCTGGAAATGCTACATCTACTAGAGCAACACTATTAGCTAATGCACCAACAGCGTCACGTCATGTATTGGTATCTACACCGGATAGACACTTAGTATTTTTTGGTACAGAAACTACAGTAGGTAATACTGCTACTCAAGACGACATGTTTATAAGATTTTCATCTCAAGAAAGTATTGATGAAACAGATTCTTACACAGTCAAAGCAAACAATACCGCCGGCACACAAAGACTTGCCGATGGTTC